GCTCTTCGTAACTTGATGGAAACATATAGCAAAACAACACGCTTTATTTTAACATGTAATTATGTTGAAAAGATTATTGATCCAATTCAATCACGTTGTCAAACATTTGCTATTATGCCTCCCAATAAAACAGATGTAGCAAAACGTTTAGTATCAGTTTTACAAGAAAAACAAGTACAATATGACATTAGAGATATTGCAGCAATCATCAACTCATCATATCCAGATATTCGAAGAGCAATTAATACAGCTCAAAGTTGTGTAATTGAAAATCGATTAACATTGGATAAAGCAAGTGCAATTCAGGCAAATTATATGACTGAGGTACTTGAAATGCTTAAAAATGCTAAAGACAAAAAAGCGGCCTTTACTAAAATTAGACAATGCATTGCTGATAGTAAGGTTAGAGACTTTACTCCAATGTATACATTCTTATATGATAACTTGGATGAGTTTGCACATGGACATATTGCACCATGCATTTTGATTATTGCAGAATCACAATTTAAAGATGCTAGTGTGGTTGATAAAGAAATTAATATAATGGCAATGTTCGTAAATATACTAGGAGAAATATGAGTAAATTAAATGTAAATATCGGTCCAAATGATATGCAACCAATTCAATGTAAAGAGTGTGACGGAATGTATTTTCGCCAAGTAATGGCAATTAACAAAGTATCCAAGTTTTTAACAGGCGCAGATAAAGATACAATGGTACCGGTACCGGTATTTCGTTGTGACGATTGTGGATCAATACCTGAAGAGTTTCAACCAATTAAAATGAAAAAGTAATGTCGATATCCTATCATAAAAGCACGGTAACTGTTGTATTTAAAACATCTAATAGATCTAATGCTAAAACAAAAATAAAAACATTTCGCAATAAATCAATTGATGATATTTTATCAGCTAAACGAATAATAGGAATTCCAGATACTTCGATTATCCTAGATCTAGGAATAGGTAAAGAATTAGAATATCAATATAGAACTCGATATAAATTATAATGGCAAAACAAAAAGTTATTAAACCTGTAAAAGTTGCTGCTCCGAAGGGTGCAACAATATTTGATTTTATTGATGGACTAACTCACAAAAAGAAAGAATGGGATCAATGGTCAGAAACTGATCAGAAAAAGTTTACTGTGTTTATTGTGAACCGATGGTTAAGTATGCGAATGGAATTTACAGAATTAATCAACGAGTTTCAAACATATACTATAGGATTGTTACGTCCACAAGAAACGTATCGTTTGTATCATGAATTTCTTCCTGCCTCGAAAGGATTTTCAAAATATATAAAAGGTAAATCAGAAGACAAATACGATAAAGCATTGATTGTTCAAATTGCAGAGCATTACCAAATAGGTTGTTCAGAAGCGGCAGATTACGTAGAATTGATGGATATGACTGAATGCGAACGAATCTTAACGTTATATGGATATAGTGACGGTGACAAGAAAAAATTATTAAACGGAATTAAATAAGTTAATTATATTTATATTAAACCTTGGGATAAACAATGGCTCAAATATTATTAAAAAACTTATTATTAGAAGTTTCATTAGATCAAATAAAAACGCAATTTGTCGATACTGGCAAACTCACTGACAGTGAATTTACTGAAATTATTGATTCGTCAGGCGGCAAATCAGCATATGCTACATGGTTAAGTAAAAAAGTAGCAGATAAAATCATTAACGCAGAAGACATATACAAATACAATGCATATTTTAAAGTATTTGATCGTCGTAAACGAGAATATGTATTCCAAGATTTAAATCAATATAAAACGATAAATGATATATCGCAGTTTATAACAAAATCTGTAGAAATTGCAGCGGCTGAACAAAAGGATCCATCCCAACAAAAAGGCATTGCAAAATCTGATAAATATGATGAATTTAAGCTAGGGTCGGTAGATGGATTTGATGTATACGAATTACCTATAGGTCGTACGGATCTATATGGTGTTTCCTGTGAATTAGGTAGTGGAACTGAATGGTGCACCGCATCGGGTAGAACAAAGAATTATTTTGATAAATATATTGCAGCAGGACCTTTATTTATTTTTATAAAACCCGGATCTGATGAAAAATATCAATTTTCATATGAAGAATCTCAATTTATGAATAAGAATGATCGTCCAGTATAAATTAATAAACACACAATCACACAGCACATGGCAAACATAAATAATTTGTTTAGATTTATAGAAAAAATATACCCGCAATATCGAATGCCATTCGTACGCAAACTAGTATCAGATCCGAAATCAATAACAGCGGATGACTTGCAAGTAACGGGAGATCTGGATTTATATGAGAGCCAAATAACTTCACTTCCGGACAATTTAACAATTAGCGGAAATTTAGATTTAAGGGGAAGTTCAATAACGTCACTTCCAAAAAATTTAAAAGTAGGTAAAGGTATCAATTTAAGGGGCTGTCTAATAACAACACTTCCAGAAAATTTAACGGTAACTACAGATCTTTATTTAAATTCGTCTAAAATAACTTCACTTTCAGCTACGTTAAAAGTAGGAGGAGATCTTTATTTACGGGATACTGCAATAACTTCACTTCCAGACAATTTAACAGTAGGAGGAACTATAGATTTACGTGGCTCTAAAATTAATTCAGTTCCAAAAAATTTAACAGTGGGTGGAAATATTTATTTAGAATTCTCACCTATAGCAAAAAAATATACAGATATAGAACTCAAAAAAATGCTACCCAATGTTAAAGGAATGATTTATACTAGTTATAACCAGTTATAATTTTAGCTAAATAAACATATGACAAAAATAATTAATTTATTTAAATTTATAGAAAAAATGAGGCCGAAATATCCAGTACCATTCAAACGTAAACTAATATCAGACCCCGATTCATTAACAGCTAATGAGTTGTATGTAGATAAAAATCTAGATTTAAGGCACACCCCAATAACATCACTGCCTGACAATTTAACAGTAAGTGGCTTTCTGGATTTAGAAGGAACTGCAATAACTACACTTCCCGATAATTTAACGGTAGATAAAGATCTTTTTTGCTACGGTACTAATATAACGTCACTTCCAAAAAATTTAAAGATAACAGTAAGGGGTGATCTTAATTTATACGCTACTAAAATAAAGTCACTGCCTGACAATTTAACGGTGGGCGGCGATCTTTTATTAAATTCTTCAGAAATAATTTCACTTTCAGCTACATTAAAAGTAGGAGGAGATCTTTATATAAGGAATACTCCAATATCATTAAAATATACAGACACAGAACTCAAAAAAATGCTACCCAATGTTAAAGGAAGAATTTCTCGATTTTAATAAACACATCACAAATATATGAGTACGATAAATACACAATCACATTACCGTGGTAAAGATAGCCTTTATAAGTTTGCCGAAGAGTGGGCATTGAACTCGTATGAATTTGATATCATTAAACGCATTGTAAGATGCCGGCACAAAGGATCATTTCATCAAGATTTAACAAAGACCCAAGATTTAATTGACATTTATCTTTGCGAGCAACAACATAACTATATACAAGTTGATTGAAATTATTTGGATATTAAAAAATAACTAGTATCAATTTAATTGTTTTAAAACATCATGGTTGAACAATTCTATAATAAATTAATGGAGTTGTACCAAATTCTTGTATATTAATTCCTTTATCTTTTAATGCTGGTGGAAATAAGTCCCATTCATCATAAATTGAAATATATTTTTTACCATTTTCTATTCCGGCACCTAATTTAAAATTGCCTAAATCTCTTCCCAAAATATCTTTAGTACTGTGCTGTATAGTTTTAAAATCATGATCCCACATGATGCTAGAATTGCCTCCTGGAAATGTTCCATCTGGGTTTTTTGTAGATAATACCATCGCATATAATTCATCAAACTGCGGTTTAGTTAATTTTGGAATAACTTTTGGTCGAATATATATGGCTTTCGGGTCTTTTGATGAAGATGGTTTAAATTCAGATTTAACATAATTACCAACATTTAATCCATCCGGGTCATCAATTCCTAACCACATCTTTTTTAATTCGTCTCTCCCCCAAAGCAGTTGTTCCATCTCTTGATCAGTACGATTCAGTCTCCCTGGCTGCCATATAACATCTGGATTTGTGCTTCGTTTATTAAAATTTTTATACTTTGTTAACTCGTCCGGTCTAATGTTTTTACCACTTTTAATATTTTTAATAACCTCTAAAAATCCCCACATACTTGGATAACCATGAGATGGTGTCGCATTTAAAATCCTAGTTCTATAATTAATCTCTTCCTTTGTAAATTTATCCATTGGAAGATTATTTTTTTTATTATATTCAATTCTTCTTTTAACAATATCTGAGAATTTATTAATAATACTATAACCATCTTTTATAGGCGTCCCAGGCAAAAATATGTCAATTGCGTTGTCCCAAAATGACATCTTGTATTTTGCGTTATATTCTGGAGCATACATTTGCAATAAAATTAAATCTGATTTACTTATCGGAGTATTAGGAGATTTGCCTGTCCACTTGTCCCATAATGATGGATTTTTTTTAATAATATTAGTAAAATCTTCATATGGCATAATTTTTTTAATCGTCCAATTCCATTGTTCTTTAGGAATAACTCCTAATAGGTAAGTTACTATTTCCATTCGATCAACATTATTTAAAAACGATTGAAGATACATACCAATACCACGACCCGATGTTAATTTTTGTAATTCTGTATTTACATCTCCATATTGTTTGATATTTTTGATATTTTTAACAATAACATTTTTTATTAATACTTCATCATCATTAAAAAATGATTTTGAATCATATATCAATTTAGCAATTTTTTTGCGTTAAATGGAGAAACTACACCGTAACGATCTGCACCTGACTGTTTAAACACCGCATCACGTCCGCCTAGTTGTTCAACTAACAATTGTTTCAATCGTATCATAATAATAAATATGATTAGGTTTGATTATTCAATAAAATTGCTTATAATATATAAAAAAGTCATGGCAAATCATGTTTATACACCGATTAATAATTCAGATGTATGAAATCCGGAAATTATCTAGCTCCTATATATCGATTATCAATACGCGATGCAGCAACTGTACCTAGAAAGATATCATATTCACAATGGTCTATGTATGAGCGATGTCCCCTATCTTGGAAGTTAGCATACATTGATGGATTAGCTCCATTCCAGGCATCAATTGACACGTGCTTTGGAACAGCATTTCACGAAACATTTCAACACTTCTTAACGGTATTATATACAGATTCAGTAAAGCGTGCCGAAAACATAAATTT